CTTGTTTTTTATTTTATATTCTGAAGCTCTACCAGAGGATGTTCCTTTGTATGTGGCTTCGATCATTCTACGATTATATAACAGTTCTTTTTCTGCTCTTTCAATCTGTTTGTCCCAGCTAAACTTTTCTTTTTTTGCTCTTGGTTTTCTTGGTTGTCTTGGCTTTCTTGGTTGTCTCACAATATAATCCTTTTGTTTTATTTTAGAGCTCCAAGTGAATTCCGAGATCACAACCTATGCTTTACAAGAGCATCGCTCTACCGTTGAGCTATTGGAGCAATTCTTTATTTATTAATACTTATCGTGACTTACTTCGTGTCTATCATCAATATACTTATGAATCTTTTTTAGTACTCGTGATTTTGAAATTGCAAACAATGCTACTGCAAATACAATGTTCCAAAAAAATTCTGCAACAACATGTTCTAGACCAAACATTACTTCAAATAGTTCGCTTGTATGTCCTTCATGTTCTAACTCTTCACCTGTATAAATCATCTCTTAATTCCTCGTTTTACATATCCTGTTTTCTTTTTGTTCATTGAACCTGGCATGTTGTATCCGCCTCTTTGTGGCACATTGTTTTTGCGAACCTCTAAGGCTGCAAGAATTTTGTCATGGTGTTTTCCCATTTATTTTTTTCCTAATCTTTTTTTGTTAAAAGCTTGACAAGTTCTCCCAAAGCATTATTCCACCCATTAATAAATGCTTGAAAGTGCTCTGATTGATTTTCTGGATTTTCCTCATGCTTTAATGAGTCAATTTTTTCAATTAATGTTTCTATGTTAATTTCTGACATAGGAAATATTATAGCAGAAGCCCCTGACAAAAGTCAAGTCAGGGGCATCACTATTATTTATAACTTAGGATGCAAGAATTGCAGCAGGATCAATGTCCTTACCTGCACTCCAGCGAATGTTATCTCTCATTTCAAAATGAAGATGAGGACCTGAAGAGTTACCTGTATTACCAGACTCTCCAATATGCTGACCCTTTGTTACTTTGTCTCCAGCCTTAACTAGAGCCTTTGAAAGGTGTGCATAGATTACCCAGCCACCTTCAACTTTTTGTACTAACTGTGTACCATAGCTGGCACCCCAGGATGCATTTTCAATCTTACCGTCAGCAACAGCAACAATGTCTGTTCCTACTTTGCAAGCGTAGTCTACTCCTGTGTGGTAGCCCTTGCTCCACATCTTTCCAAGCTTCTTGTAAGGCGTTGTAACCTTACCTCCCACGATTGGTGAACCCATTTAGAATCACTCTTTTCCTATAAATTAGGCATTAAACCCAAATCTATTATATCCTAGATAGGACTTGAAGACGATCTTTCGTTAATAAAGTCTCTTTCGTCTATGATTTCATAGGAAAATTTAATAAGAGCATCTTCATTTTTTGTATAGTGATGCCCGCAGAAATATAGCTCTCCTGCTACGCCTTTTACAAGGACAAATGCTTGAGCACCACACCTGTCACATCTATCTGCTATTAGTAACTTTCGTTCCTGTTTTTCTTCTACAGTTGTTTCCATTACATCTCCTTAGATGTTTCTTAGTTTAATTATACTCTAAAGCCCCCAATAAGAGATTCGAACTCCTGACCTAACGGGTAGAAACCGTTTGCTCTATCCACTGAGCTAATTAGGGGAGCGAATGGAGAGAATCGAACTCTCACCGTCAGTTTGGAAAACTGAGGCACTACCATTATGCAACATTCGCCTGTCAGTTTGCCATGCCACTTAACATGTGGGAGTATATGCAACTGACAAACATATACTGCTGCTCCCCAACCTGGACTCGAACCAGGAACATTTAAATTAACAGTTTAACGCTCTGCCAATTGAGCTATTGGGGATTGGGTATTTAATATTTAAATTCTTTTATCTTGCTTGTCTTTAAATGATTAACTACGTCATGTTTTTTAATTGGACTTTCTGCTCTACCATAATGACCATCTTCTTCTGTCATTCCAGCTTGCTGCATTCCTCTATGGTTGCTATATTTTTCATACTCTTTTTTAAATTCTGGATAATCTTCAACACCTGAGACTAAGGTATCAAATTGTTCAACGTATCCTCTTTCTACTGGGAAAAAACTAAACAGCGGTTGGTCCTTTTCAAACTTAATTTTTCCTGGCTTAATAAATTTAAAATTGTATGTAAAGGTAAAAGGAAGCCAATCTGTTTCAACTACTCCATCAAGTGGTTGAATTCCATTTGCAATTAAATTTGGAACTCCACGAACATATGTAGATACTCCTGGATTTGTTTTAACAATAAAATCTGGAACAAGGCTTAATATGCCATGACCAAAATTTGTTGCAGTAATTCTGTGAGAATCTTCTTTTTTACTTTCTGGAGGATTGATAACTGTTACAATCAGATCTGAGTGTAGTGGTCCACCATTCCATTCTGCTGTAAAATCCATTGGACATAAAACATACCATCCATAAGTGTTTGCAACATTTAATGGAGTACATCTGTAAGCATTATTTTGTGTATCGTCCATCCAGGTTCTTTTTACTTTTGGATTTACTACTTTAAAAAGCTTGTTTTCTTTGTCAAAGTATCTTAACTCAATTGTTTTTTCTGAATCCATAGCCTCTATCTTACACTATTGGCATGACATTTGTCAAGTCTATTGGTCGTCTCTTTTTTTCATTTCACTCAGCTCCCACAAAAGAAGCCTTTCTTCTTTTGTAAGGTTAGGAATTTCTTCATAGTTTAATGTAACATCAGTTGGAATAATTAGCCACTCTCCATCTTCTGTCATTGTCATTTCAACGTATCCTTTTTGCCAAACAGAAAATAAAAGTTCGTTTGTAAACTCCATGTGGGCTTCAAAAATATCTGGGTAGTCCTCAATTAAATCTTGTGTCATTTTGTAGATGGGCTCACCATCCTCATCAATGCCAACACTCTGTATGTAGTTATGCTTGATCATGTAGTCCATCATTTCATCATACTCTTCAATTGAGAAGTCATCTGGGATTTCCACTAAACCATTCCTATTCCATTTAAATATCTGAGAATATCATCTGGAGCCTGTCTATTTTTTTCAAGGTCTCTTTGTAGAATATTATCCCATTCTTTTTGCTTGTTGTCAAGTGCTTGTTGCTTGTATGTGTGAACTTCTATTTCTCTTCCGCCTTGCCTTCTTGGGGTTAAAGCAATAGCATTATATATTGCACCACAGACAGCATCTGCAAGATCCTTAGATCCCTTTCTTGGGTGATCTACCTTGTCACGAATAATTCTTAACTGGAGCAGCTCTTCTACTAGCAATCTAATTGCTGGACCCACTAATCTTTCTTCTGCTACAAGCATTTGCATATCTTCATAATGCTTTTTTGCAACAGACAAAGTTTCTGAGTTCATTCCACTTGCCTTTAACTCATTCATAATGTCAAGTGAGTTCCATCTATCAAATGTTACAAGTTTAATCTTAAACCCACGGTTTCTAAGATCTAAAATATAATTTTTTACATCTTTAAAGTCTACAGTTTTATCTGCAGTTGGTGTCCACCATCTAACAGCATCAACAACAACTAATGGGTTAATTACATCATAGTCATTAAATGTTGTAATCTTTACAAACTTTTCAACGTGAGCCAAAGCAACTGCACAGTGGTCATGCTTTTGTGCAAGGTCAACGTGAATAAAATATTCTTTGTCATCGTCTGGTACAAACCACTCTGCAAATCTTCCGCTCTCATCTATTGCAAGTGATGGCTGATTAAAACATGCTTCAATTTTTTCCTTTGATCTAAAGAATGCATCCACTGCATCTGGAGGCATACAAGCAAATCTTGACAAAGCATCTGTAGGGTTTGTGTAAAACTGAATTTTAAAGTCCTCTATCTTTCTTGTTGGATTTATTTCCCATGTTGGTCTGCGTAGGGCAAACACTTTAGGAAACTTGTAGGCACTAATGTGATCTTCTTCCCACTGAATAGTAAACTCGTTATTTGAATCTTCAACCTCTAGTGTTTCATCTAGTTTAAAGGTATGTTCACGAATAGTTGTTTCTTTGGCTGCAATCACTGCATCATATCTTTGCTGAATGTAGTCATTTCTATATCTTGGGAATGATAGCAAAACCACTTTACCAAAATCTGGGAAACGAGAATCTACAGAGGCACGATACATATCGTAAATTGCCTGACCAGTTTTTGCTTGATCATGACCTGTTGTATTATCAATAGCAAAGCCAGAGATCTCATCAAGAATTACACAGAGAACGTTGTACCCTTCCCAAGATTCTCTTTCAGAGTGTCCTGAGTGGCAGGTAATTCCTTTATCAAAACTTACTGAACCTGCAGTGTAGGAATACTTTCCTTGAAACCAAGGAGACTTATCAATTCTATTTTTTAAACCCTTAAAGAAAACATTCTTTGCTTGCTCAGCGTTAATAGCAATATTAAGAATATCAATAGAATCACCTGGGGGTTTACCATAATACTTTGCAGGATCTTTTAAACATAAAAGAAGATATACCATATAAGAAACGGAAATGGTTGACATGTAGTCCTTACCAGAACCCTTACCAAGTTGCAACACTACCTCATTGCAAGTTTGTTTTGATATCTTGGTTCCCTCTTCTTGACCAAAAACATTAATCAAAGTTTCTTTTTTATAAATTTGACTCATTGCTTTAATTGCAGTGTACTGATAATCAGAAAGAGGTGGTAGTCCAAGATAATCTCTAGAGGTTACAAACTCTTCTAAATTTACTGGCTTCTCATCAAATTCATCTCCGCCAAGGAGATCAATCATATCTTCAAACACTAGAGTGCCTCTGCTTGTCCTGTTATCTTACTTAACCTTGAAGAAACTTGAGGCTTACATTTTTCGCAAGACGAAACAACATCTCTAATAATCTCAACAAGCATCTGTTGCTTTTCTTCTGTTTCAATAATTTGTTCTGCTAGTTCGTTGTTGTCTAGCACACCTGCTTTTTGTAGCATGTCCATTTGTTTTTGTTGAATATCAGCAATTAGTTTTAAGGCTGATGTTTTTTGTGGCAACTGTGCAGTAAGGTCTGCTTGCTCTACTACATCCCAGGCTTCTTTAATAAGCATTGAGTAGTGCTGATCTGCACCTGCAAGAGCTTCTCTGGCTCGCATTTGAATCTGTCTATCACTTTGAATAACTGTACGCCACTCATTTAGGTACTCAGTTACTTGGGATCTTTTAAATCCAGTGATTGTAGCAATATCGTTAGGGTTTGTGTTTCCACGAAGGAACTCCTCAACAACCTTGTTGATTCTTTCCCAACGCTCTGCTAGCTCAATTTCCGCTGCCATTCTTCTTAATCCTTTTCTTCTTAGGTTTAATTATACCCTTTAAATCCCACAAATAAAAGGACCTATATCCAGTGGGACCAATAACGTCAATCCATTCCATACCAGAATCGGTGTTCTTTACATACTTTTCAAACTTAAAGTCTCCACGAACATTCTTTATTTTAAGAGGTGTTCCTGGAACAATTAGGTCTTTGCCATGCTGGTGTTCAAACTTTACATCCCAGTTTGGATTATACTTAATTACAGTTTTTGTTTTAGCCATTATCTATATCCGCCAGCAGTTGGAGCCCATACAGAAACATTTCCAAGAGTCCAACTCCTAGTAAGAACATTACCACATTTTTCACATTGCTGATGGTCTCTATCGTCAACTTTAACATTTGGTTTTTCAATAGAGTTATCACAGGTTACACAAGTGTATTCATAGGTGGGCATTATCTTCCTTCCAGCCTATTAATTTCATCATTAATATAAAAGATTGCCTTTTGCAAATCTTCTATTTGTTTTTTGTCATCCTTAATTCCAGCTCTCCAAAGATACTTAAAAGCATTACCAATGTTAAAATTTCTATGACGTGTAATTTGAATGCACTCAACTCCAGATGGATCAGTTGTGTAGTGTGCAGGATGATTTACTTGATCTACCTCAATATGAAACTTATCTTCATACTCGTGCATCTAATTTTCCATTCTTCTGTAAAGATCTTTTAAACCTTTTAGTGTACCAATATCCATGTATTCTCCGTCATTTCTAACTGCTTGAATATTAAACCTTGATGTTATCCACTCCTGAATTTGTTCTCCTGGATGGTTTCTACTTGGGTCTACATATCTTATCATATTTTTTCGGAAAAGTAAAGTGCCCCACAAATATTCATAGTCGCAATCATTTGTTTTATCTTTTGAAGCTACTACTTTATTGTCTCGTAAAGATACCTGACCAACTCTTCCTCTAAGTTCTTCTGGACAGCTCCAAACTCCTAAAACTAAGTCTGCGTTGTCTTGATTTTTCATAAGCTCTGAGTAAATGTTCTTTGTTGAATTTAAGATATAAGTGTCAGGCATTCCAATAAGCACAGTGTCATTATAGTCGCCTATCATAAAATCAATTGCGTCAGACATGGTTGAAGGCTCTCTAACAATAAGCTTTATGTTCATGTCCATGTTTTGAATAATTGGAACCCACTCAGGTCGTGTTGATACACGAACCTCATCACATACCTCAAGCATTTGATTTACATGCCACTGTAACAAACATCTATCATCACTAATAGGCAAACAAAATTTTGGTATCCCACCAATCCTAGATGCCTTTCCTGATGCAGGAAGAACTCCAACTGTAGGCATTATTCTTTCCAGTCTTTTGGATCAAACCCATCTTTATAAGATTGGTTTACTAATGGGTCTGCTTTCCAAGCAATGTATCCTTCTTTGCGACCAGTATCTCCCCAGTATAAATGTTGAACATATCTGTCAAGCAAGCATCTTGCCTTGTCTCCAGAAAAAGCAAAGAACCTATTTTCTTGTGCTAGTTTAGACTCATTGTATTCTGCTGCCCTTAATCTTAAATCACCTTCGTGTGGTGGAAGCCCCATTGAGTTCATTAGGCTATCTGTAAACATTGCAACATCTGTATAGTAATGAACCATGTTGGGAATGCTCCAGTCTCCCAGCTTTACTCTTTCAACACATAAATCCATTGCATCTTTTAAGAATGGATGACCTGATCTTGCTGCAATAACTTGTGTTGCATACCAGGGTGTGTCTCCTTCAATATCAACTACCATTTCATATCCTTGTGGGAACCATCTAGAAATTTTACTAATACAGTTTGTATCTAAGTCTGCATAAACTCCACCATAAGCATGTAAGATTGCAAATCTCCAAAGTCCAGCTTTCATAACACCCATTGGCATTTTCATGTAAGTGTCGTAAACCTCTGTGCTATATTCATATTTAAAGAAGTGTTCTCTATCTTCTGCACTCATATAGTTGTGTTCCCAAGAAGGATTTTGAGTCACCCAAGAGTTTATTCCTTCTAGTGCATATGCTGGTAAATCTTCTTTTTTACATTCATAGGTTTGCCAAATATTTTTTTCAATCATCGTGACCACTTTCTTTGATTTCTAATTAGGTCAAACTCTACTAAATATCTATAGACTGTTTGATGACTAGTCTCACACTCTTTGGCAATTTCTTCAATAGTTTTTCTATCAATAATGTATCTTTTTGTAAGCCAGGTTTTTGATTGATAAAGTTTTTTCATGATCTCTCCGTAAGTTTATTATATGCGTAGTAGGCAATTCCAATAGCATCACCAGTGTCGTTATCTGTAACACTTATGTTAAACTTATTATTAAAGTAGTCCATTGTTTTTTGCTTTCTATTCTCTCTTATTTTACCCTTATACCAACTATCAGTCTTGTCTGGGAACTGTAGTCTAATGTTAGCCTTATCTGCTTTAGTTGGATTGTTGTTTCCAATAAAGGACTGCCATTGAATTGGAGCAACAGTAATTACTTTTGTTTCAGGTTTTAGTAGTGCTGCCAATGAAGCACCAACGATCATAGCAATCTTTAGTCCTGCATCTGCTGACCTAACCATAATTGCAGATTCAACTGCAACGTAATCTGGATCTACCAGTGACGCAATAGCTTCCGACTTTCTATGAGCATCTTTAACCTTATCATAAATGTCAGCACCTACAATTGGCATCTTGCCAAATTTTACTGGCTTATCGTTTTCAAACAAACAAAATGCTAGTGAGGCAGTTGAAGCATCAATTCCTAAAACTTTATGAGCATTAGACTTTTTTAGTACTGCTAATGACATTTGACATTGCCTCCATAGCCAAGTATCTTTTATTTTTTTTGTTTTTAGAATCGCATACTGAGCAAGTGTCATCAGAGTTGTATCTACTCAAAGTTGATCCGCAGCCACAAAGTCTTTCAAGACCATTTAGCCTTGCTTTTTTCTGGTAGTACTTTTCCATAATTCTTTTGTTTGTTGCAATGCGACAGCATTCTCCAGAACAATATTTTTGATTGTGAGTTTTTGCATCAAACTTTAAGTTGCACTCTTTACATACTTTCATGCTTGTCTAATTTCTAATGGAACAATCTTATGTCTTCCGTCAGACTTTTCAAAACATACTTCTTTAACTGGGCAATAAGTGCATGGAGCCTTGTCTCCCTTAAATGGACGCTTGATGTTTTTCTTTTCTTCCCAAGCTGCACGAACTTCTTTCATCCAATCAAAAATGTAGTCTACATAATCTAAGTTCTCTGGTGACATTACCATTGGAATTACGGTAATCTCGTGAGTGTTCTTGTTCTCATACAAAAAGAATCCTTCTTCAGCACCAGTGACTTTCATATAAATAAGCAACTGAACAACATGGCTATCTGCACCAGTTGAAGTATCTTTTCTTAGGGTGTATTGGTCATCCTTAATTGTTTTAATTTCTCCAACAATTTCCTCACCCTCAACATCTAAGATTAAATCTATAAAGCCACGAATTGGTGGGCTGTCCAATTTAATTTCACGCTCTGACTCTTTTAAGTATCCAGTCTTTGCAATAACCTTTTCAAGCCTTGCATGTGCATCTGTACCGTTGTCCATTGCAGCAACGCCCTGAGCATTAAATGTTTCTTTAAAGTCTGCACCATCAAAAGCAATTGACCAATATCTGGGACACTTGCCGTGACCATATCCAACTGTGGAGGGAGAAAAGGTAGTTTTCTTTCTATGAATATACCCAGTCTTTCCTTCTAAGTAAGCTTTTCCAATTGCAAGTCTAAATTTTTTTGCATCTAGTTTTGTATTTCTTGGCTTTTTAGTTAATGTTCCAATTAAGTTTCTAGCCATTAGGCACCAAGCCTTGCAATATATTTTAGAGAGTCTACAAGTTTATCTAATGAGTCACGCATAGAGTAGTACACATGCTTTTTAGTATTATTGATACTTCCAGATGGTCCCTTTTCTACAGTTGTATACCATGTTGCAAGCATTCCAAACTTTGCACTCATAGCCTGTAGCTTGCTAATTAAAACAACTGCTTGAACAGATGGAATGTCTGGCTTCATCATAATTTTAACAACAATAGCCATTGCCTCATCAAGGTCCTTATCTTTCATAAACTCGTGAATGTCATTAAACTCAGTTACCTGACTAATATAATCAAGGGTTGATTCCATTTGCTCTCTCCATTAAATCCTCTAGCATTGCCCATTCAATGACTGCTAGTCTTATCTTTTGTGTTTCTCCAATTGCCAACAGCAATGCTGGAGACTTAGTATTATCAGTTCTTAGTGTGTCAGTTACGATTTTTGCCCAAACGTCCTGGCTTAAAGTAAAACTTTTTCCTGCCTCTTTTACGTCAACAATGAACTCATCAATTGATCCATCACCTTTTTGGTATTGACCACGACCAGAATTTTTATGTGCCTTAGCCCCAATTCTTTTTAGCTCCCCACGTTCGCTCACAGTTTAATTTCATTTCTATGATTGCTAGAACAAACATAAACTATTACTAATTCATCTTCATCAAGCTTTGCCTGTCTTAAATGCTCATTACAATCTTGACACATAAATGTTCCAAAAATTGTGTCTACACCAATATCTGCTTGTCTTTCTGAAGACTTTATAAAATCTTCTGGGTTAATGCTCATAACTTACTGTATACCATGCTTTCTAGAGTATCAAATACTGCTGGATTTTCTTTCACATAGTCAATAACTTTTGCACGACCCTGCAATCTTTGATCCATAATAGTATACCAGGCTCCACCACGTTCGATAATACCCATCATTTCTGCAATGTCAACAAGGTCAGCTACCTTGTCTACTCCTACAACATCTCCTTGGAAATAAAAGTCATAGGACCCACTAATGAATTGTGGTCCTGTTTTATTATAGTCAATTGTCCAGTTTACTGGACGACCAACACGTTGTTCAATTAGCTTATCTCCAATGGCAATCTTGTCTTTAATAGAAGATGCCTCTGACTCAGATGACCACAGTTTAATAATTGTGCTTGAGAAAAACTTAACAGCCATTCCACCAGTTGGAATATGGGTTGCGTGCATTCCTCCAAAACTATTACGTTGCTGTGAAATTAAAACAAGCAATGTATTTTTATTTGCATAGTTCATCATCTTTACTGCATGAGTCATGTCTTTTGCTTCTGCACCAATTTGCTTGGTATTTTCAAGAGACTTTAATTCTTCACCATCTTTTTCAAAATAGATTGCAGGAAGTAGTGCTGAAATAGAGTCTACAACAACAAGATCAACTCCTGCATTCATCAAGTCAACAACTACGTCCACCATATCGTTTACAGACTTTGCTGCAGAATAAATTAATTTACTTGAATCTACTCCGAGCTTTTCTGCCCACTCAGGTGAATACGATGCTTCAGAATCAATCCAGGCACAGGTCTTTCCTTCTTTTTGTGCTTCACCAATCATTTGCAAACAAAAAGAAGATTTACCTGCAGACTTATTTCCCCAAACTAAAACTTGACGACCATAACCCAATCCACCCTTAAGCCCAACATTTAAGCTTAAACTTGGAGTAGGCTGCTTTTCAGTTTCTACTTCTGTTGCTTGCTGCACACGCTTTCTTGTCTTTGGATCTAGCCTCGATAAAATATCTTCCATTGTTGTCATTCTATATCTCCATCTTGTATAAGCATCTATTATATCATCCCAATACGCCATGCATTTTGGGGCGTTTGCTATTAATAATTGTTTTCTTCGTAACTACATCTTCAAGGGAATCTTTGGCTTCTCCAGCCATTACAAGACCCTGGTATAAGTCAACTACACGAATAATAATATCCGCTAGCTCTTCTACAACCTCTTGTTGTCCCTTTTGCTTTCTAAGTGCTTCCAAAACTTCTGTTGCTTCTGAGTGAATCATTGCAATTTGTTTTGCAAAGAAAATAAATGAATCTGCCTTTGGCTCTACATTTTCATACATGTATTCCCAGAATCCTTTTTCTGTTGCATTGTGATGTACACTTTTTGCTAAATTGTCTAAATTCATACTCTTTCAAATCCTTTCACAGTGACTGAGCCACTTGATGTTGTGTTTAATATTGGCTTACAAACGCCACCAGGTTTCATCCTAACTAGCGATTCTGCATATGCAGTTGGAAATACGACAACACTGTATAGGTCTTTGTCTTCATCTGCAAGAACTACGTTTGCCATCTTATCTCCCTTCTTTGTTTTTCTTGGAGTAAAACTAATCACCATGTATTCTTTATCCCCAAGACTTAATGTTCTTGACATTAAATATTTAATAAAAGGATTTGATGTGTCCTTTAAATCTTCTGGTGTAGCAAAGGCACCAATTCTATTATCTGCAATTAAAAAGATGTACATCTTTCCAGCCTCAATAGTAGTTTCTGATCTATCAAAAACTCCAACACTACCTGTCTTATCTACAACCTCAATACGACTCCAGCCATCACCACGCTTAATAGCCTTTACCATTCCAATTACAAGGAAACAACCTTCTTCTTCATATTCTTCAATTGGTCTTGTGTATGCTTCAATCCATCTAGGAATGTCAGTATGAAATTCTGGGATGTTAAGGTACTCATAAAAGTTTTTATTTTCTTCTCCAGTACGTTGGTTATCATTAAATGCTGCTGCACCAACCCTATTCAAAGCATCAACAGCACGACTATTAATACCAGATCCTTTTTTTGTTGCGTGTTCCATAAACTCAGCATATGAATAAAATGGTCTTTGATCAATGATTTTCTTGCTAATATTTTCAGAGATGTATTTTATATTGCCAAGACCAAATCTAATTGATTTTTCTTCAAGAGTGAAGTCAAGATCAGATTCATTAATGTGTGGCAATCTAATTTTAATTCCCATACGCTTAGCTTCAATTAAGTAGTCTGTGCGAGTATCTTTATCTTTTTCATTCTTTAACAAAGAATACATAAACTCGTGTGGGTAGTAACGCTTAATCCAGGCTGACCAGTAAGAAAGCATTGAGTATGCTACAGCGTGAGATTTGTTAAACGAATATCCAGCGTGTGCTTCAAAGTCATGCCATAAAGACTCTGCTTGCTTTTCTGTAATATGCTTAGAAGCCCCCTTAACAAACTGGTCCTTAAACTTATCAAACTCTTTAGCATCTTTTTTCTTACCAATAATTTTACGAACCTTGTCTGCTTCTGCCATAGACATTCCGCCCAAATGCACACAGGCAAGCATGACTTGTTCCTGATACAAAATACATCCATAGGTATCTTTAGTAAATTCTTTTACAATGTCATGCAGGTACTTCACTGGCTTCTTGCCCTTTTTGCGAGCAATATATTCTGCACCAATGGTATTCATGGCACCTGGACGAACTAAAGCATTTGAGGCAGCAAGTTCATCAAAGTTATATACTCCCATCTTTACAAGTAGGTTTGTATATGGAGTTGTTTCTGCTTGGAACACACCCTTGGTAAATCCTGCAGTTAGGTCCGCATATACTTCTCTGTCTGTTAAATCAATCTTTCTTAGATCTAATTTAACGCCCTGTCGCTCTTCAATCATATCCATAGCATCATGGATTACAGTCAGTGTCTTTAAACCTAGTGCATCAATCTTAATTAGACCAATGTCTGCAGCCTGTTCCATGTCTACCGCTACCACTTGAACACGGTCATCTGATTGCGTGTCCTTGCGAGTTTCCATTGGAGCGTACTTTGAAATATTATCTTTAGCAGCAACAATACCAGCAGCGTGCATTCCTGTTCCACGAATACGCCCACGAAGTCTTTCTGCATACTTAACTACTTCTGGATACTTCTGTCTAAATTCAGCAGTTGATTTATCGCTAATAAAATCATCCCACGTTTCAACACCCTTTAGTGCCTTATTAACTTCTGGCAAAGGAATGTGAAAAACACGAGCAACGTCTCTTACAACACCCTTATCTTTGAATGTTAGGAATGTAGCAATAGATGCAACGTGCTTGTACTGCTCAGCAAGGTAGTCCTTTACTTGACCACGCTTACGATCTTCATAGTCAGTATCAATGTCTGGAAAGTCGTTACGCTCTGGATTAATAAATCGAAAGAACAAGAGCCCAAACTTAATTGGATCAACTTCAGTAATTTCTAAGGCATAACAAACCAAAGAACCTGCTGCAGAACCACGACCAGGACCAACAAAGATATTATTATTCTTTGACCAACCAATCATGTCTGATACAACAAGGAAGTAAGAAGAAAAGTTTTTAGACTTAATAATTTCAAGTTCTTCTTTGAGCCTATCCAAATAAACTTTGTCTTCTCCAAACCCACGCTTTATCAAACCCTCCATAGCTAATCTTTCAAGCTCTGAGTTAGGGTCTTTGTGGTCAACTGGAAGTAGGTCTAGATTTTCTTTTAAGTCATAGGAGCCAACTTTAGAACTAATCTCCATAGAGTTTTCATAAAGATCATCTCTATCAATTCCTTGGTCAATCATTTTGTCACGAACAGTTTTATGATCCATTAAGAATATGTCTAGGTCCTTAAACGACATAAAGCGATCACCATATAGGTAGTCCAGTCTTTCAATTAAGTCTTTAATCTTTCTACTATCATCAAATGTCGCTTCCTTTAAAACCTTTGGGTGCGTTCCAAGAATAAGCATGATTTCTTCTGCAATCTTATCTTCTGGAGAAGCATAGTGACAGTCTAAAGTTACAGTACTTTTAACTCCCATATCATCTGCTAGTTTTAACATCTGTAAATTAAGCTCTGCAGGATTATGTGGCTGGAGCTCCATGTAAAAGTTATCTTTAAATACTTGCTTGAACCAATCTGTATGTCGTTTTGCTGCATCCATATTGCCATTTTGAATTGCCTTAGCAATAATGCTATTCATACATCCAGACAAAACAATTAAATCTTTTGAGTTTTCTTGCAGCACTTCAAAGTCAATACGGGGCTTGCTAAAGAATCCGTCATTCCAACCAATCTCTGAAAGTTTTGATAGGTTCTGTAATCCGTTTTCGTTTTGTGCTAAAACAATCAAGTGGTTGTAAATCTGTTCTTCGTCTGCACGATCTTTTCTGGCTCTTTTATCTAAACGATCTGTTGTAAAGTATGCCTCTAAGCCCAAGATGGGCTTAACTGAACTGCTTTTGGCAGCCACTAATAAGTCTCTGTGACCACTTAAAGTTCCGTGATCTGTAATAGATATAGCACCCATACCAATCTCCTCTGCTCTTTTAAGCAGTTCTTCTGGAGAAGAGAAGCCGTCTAGTAGGCTGTAGTAAGAATGTGAATGATGATTGTGAAACATTTATCTCCAATAATAGTTGGGGGCAGTAAGATTATATCCTACTGCCCCCAAGTCTGTCAAATTACCACTCAGAGGAGGTAGATACTGAATCGTCTGCATCTAGACCAGAGTAGAATGACTCTTGGTCTGCATACTTAACCGAACGAATTGCAGTTTTTTCTAATTCATATTGCTCAACGGATGACCAGTCAAATGCTGTTTCATCTACTACTAGTGGGAACAAGGCATAGCTTGTCTGAGTACCTGTACCTGAACGCTTTAAACGCCATGTAAGGTTACTGATAGCACCTGTATCACTTGCATATTCAATTAGTGTTTGTGTTGTTACTGACTTAGGACCAACGCCCTGTGACCAAATTGCGGTGTACTGTTCTCCAGTACCATCATCAACTAGTACGTTTGCATAAAGTCTTAGACGAGCCTTCCAGCCAGCCTTTGGATCTCTGCGGTGCATCTCGCAACCGTGACAGCGACCTTCTTCTTCCATGCTACATACAGCCTTACGGCGATAGTCTTTTGGATTTGTGTGTTCTGCGACTACAATTGCTAATCCACGAGATGTGTCATAGTTCTTTGAGTCTGGATCAACTTCGTTAATAAAACGAAGCTTGATTGATTGTCCATCTTCTAGCTTTAGCCATCGGGCTTTTGGACCGTCAGATCCCTTTGGCTTGTCAATGTGACTCTTGATTGCATCAAGACCCTGGATGATACCCATATATTTCTCCTAATATTTGATTCTATAAGTGAATCTGTTGTTTTATTATATCAGAGTTGTAAAGCAATGTCAAACTCTGAGAGCGTTTTGTACGAACCTAATATCTGTTCGTCTGTCATATCTCCGATATCTTTTACGCCATCTGGAAATTCCATGGTTGATGTTGGAATAGATACGTTGCTTGAAATATTTTTTCTTAGTGTGCTTCCTGCATCGTCTTGGTCCATTGCAAGAATTAGTCTAGAGACATATTTGTTTATCAATTGGATTTGCATCTTGCCAAGATTTGCACCCAATGTTGCAATTGCTGGAATGCCTAATTGCCACAACCTAATTGCATCAAAGGATGACTCTACAATTACAACTTCTTTGTACAATACATTGTTTAGATTAAACAAGATTTTATTTCTTGGTGTTCCTGTAGAATTCTTAAAAGTCTTCCCCTCAATTGATCTGCCAACAAACCCTACACAGACTCCAGTGTTAGAATAAACTGGAACAGTAACCATGTCTTGTTTTTCAGAATAGCCTAGCTTAAAATGCTTAATTGAATCTAGATTAATCTTTCTTGAATTAAAGTATTCTACCGCACGAGTATTTTCTAAAAGTGTAGAGTGAAGTCTTTCAATTGTATTTAGATCGAACTCAACAAACTCTGGCTTTTCTTCTACTGCTTTGTCAATTACATCTACAAAGTCTATAGATTTTTCTGCTGCAGAGATAACACGCATTGCTTCAAAATAATTTCTTGATGTTGTACGCATAATTAGATCTAGTAGCGTTCCATTTTCCCCACAAGAAAAACAAATAAACAATCCTTTTTCTTTGTCTACTTCACATGCTGGGGTGTGCACATTGTAGTGAAATGGGCAGTATACAAGAAAGTGAGTATCTAACTCAGTTCCTATTGAGATTCCGCAGACTTTGACAATTTCTCTAATCTGGTCTTGCTGGTATGAATCGCTGGTATAAGCCTGTTTCCTAAAACTCCCTTGTAACACTTTGCCTTAGCCTTTCCTACATAAATTCCGTAACGAGTTATTTTAAAATCAAACGATGTTCCATTATACGACAAAGAGAAGACACTTTCAAGTTCCAGGTGTGGAACATATCCTCTTTCCTTCATATAATGGTCTAACAGTATGTCATATTCTTTTCTTAGACGCATAGTATCTGACTCATCTGCGATGTTACCATCTAGAGAAAAGTCTTTAATTTTCTTGTGTCCAACGAAATCCATACCTCAATTATAGATTAGGTTGAGTCATCACTTGGGTCATATACTTCTGAAAACTTTCCTTTATCAAAGTCTGCTACCATTACGAAGTCTCCCAAAAATCCATGACGATTTTTTCTAAACGCCACTTCAAGAGCATCGCTATTTGCTTTACGACCCATTGCAAGAACCCAGTCAGCATCGTAAGCAATTTGTCGTGACCAAGCCACCTGACCAAGCTGTGGTACAGACTCCAAATCTGAGGCATCATCGGGCGTAGCAGAGGCGATTGCAACAACTGGTATCTGTTCTGAGATAGCCAATAATTTAAGCTCTCTAGATAGATTCTTTATTTTAACAGTCTCATTTTGAGAAGATCCAGAATTGTCTGTCATAAGTTGTAAGTAATCAATAAATACAATGTCTGGCTTATACTGGTCAATCTTGGCTCTTACAACATTTGGATTTACTTCGCTTCCACCGTCATTAGAGATAATCTTAAATGGTGGTTTGCCTTCTAAGTTTTCTTTTGCCCAAGCCTTAAACTCATCTTGATTTACACGACCAGAACTTAAGGCACGATGTGACCATTTACCATCTCCAATAATTGCAAAAATTCTATTACGAACTTCCTGCTCTGTCATTTCTAAAGAAAGGATCATTGGGGTGCGACCATTCTTCCAAGCCTGAACAGCAAAATAAAGTGCTAACCAAGACTTACCAATTGCAGGATACGCAAGAAGAACTCCAAGTTGTCCCTTAGAAATTCCCATTGGAAGACAAACATCAAATGATGCAATGTTAGATCGAATACCTACATCACCATTCATTGCTGCTTCTCTTTGTTTATCAAAGTATGCGATAGCATCATCAACATCTGTTACATCAATGTCTCTTACCTTTGCAGTAATTCTTGAGAGAGAAGAAATATCTGAGTTAAGAGAAGACAGTGCTTTATTAGACTCATTGTCTTGTAAAAGTTGTGCAGCCTTCTTTACAGTTGATCTAAGGGATTCGTCAAGAAAGGTTTCCTTCAATCTATTAACGTGATAAATCGTTGGTCCAGAATCATTAGACGGTTCAAAGTCTCTAAACCTAGTTGCAATAAGATTCTTGTCTGGAATTTGACGAGTCTCGTTATAGTATTCTTTTATAAAGTCCCAAACATCTGACGTGCTTTTAAGCATTGAGTCAATATTGTTTTCAAATAGCACATGAATATCTTTATTCTTGCAAGCAGCTGTAATAACATCTACTTCTTCACGCATTCCCATTTAGATACTCCTTACGCAATTTTGCTGTTTCTTTTCTACGCTCTAGTCTTAGGCGTTCGTCACGTTCTTTTTCTTTTAAAGTTGAAATAATGGTGTCTACATTGTTATAGAACCAAGCAAGAGGATGACCCTCTTTCTGTAAAGTAAAGTAGTATTCTAAAGCCTTGTCTATTTGGTCCAACTGGTAATCTTCAATAATTGAAACCGCTGCCCATTTTTCTTTGTACTTGTTTATGTTTGGCTTTATGTTATATTTGTTTTCATACAACTTTGCATAGTTGTTTAAGAAAATATATGCTAGCTTTGCTTTATCCGCTGTCACTTCTTAAGGTCCTGCTCTATCTCTTGAACCTTTTCCATTAATTTATTTTCTACAAAAGAGTATACCCTGTTCATGGCTGAGTCAACGTTGCCATCTGTATCTCTTACAAAGTCTTCTACACCTAATTCAACATGTACGCT